ACAGCTATCACGGAAAGCGAAGCTGGTATGAGCATCTCCAAGACATTGCAGGCAATGCGTACGCGCGTTAAGCCACGTCTCGCACCATATACGCGCGTGACGATATGAGCGATCTCTCACAAAGATTAGCACGGCTGGAGCGTGGGATATTGGCAGCGGTTAAGGAGGTTACGCAAAACATCCCTTACGAGTTGCAGATATACACGGAAGACTACCTAAACCCAAACGAATCTGGGCAGAAGACGGCAAAGAGTGGACGCCGTTACTATCCGAACAACAACACAAGCGGCAAGCTGCGTACACTTTACGGTAACATTGCGCGATCGCTTGAGCCGGGCGGTAAAGGCAACTTCAACAAGGTAGAGTTTCGCAATGGCAAGTTTGAAGTTGAGTACGGATATGATCCAGAAACACAGGTAATATCCAACGGCAAGACAATCAGTTTGAAGTATGCGCTCTATAACGAATTGGGCGCAAAGGATAGGAACGCTAAAAAGGGATTTCGCGCGCGTGCAAGGCCATTCCTAAAGCCGGGCTTTGCTGCTTACATGAGGGACGCTAACGGATATAAAGCCCTTATCAAAGAGCTTGAAACTACGATTGTAGATGAGTTTATGCAGGAGTTCGGATAATGGCAACCAATTCGATGCAGTACATTGTAGATACAATCATTGACGCTCTGAACAGCGACGGCAATCTTACGCCGCGTCGTATATGGAGGCCAGATGCGTATGAGTCAAAGACTACAATCTGCTATCCATACATTAGCCAGATGCAGTACGACACCGACTCCGAGACGGGCTTGAGTTTGGGGCTTGGGCGTGCATTGGTCGAGATCATGTGCAACGCAATGATAGAAGCAGACCCAAGCGAGTTAGGCATAGCCAATGAGCGGGCGGGCGATATTGCGAGCCGTATCAAGTACGCACTAGAGACGTACGACTTGGACGCAATAGGTAGCAATAACGATGGAAGATTTTACACGGCTATCACGTCAATGCATGTAGATGGCAACGTAGGCGAATTCAACACGGGCAGCAATAAAATCCAGATGGGCGTTGCTGCTACTGTCACTTTTGTTATACGACCGGTCTAGGACACATGGACACACAGGACACACAATTAGATACCTTCCCCGTCAGCTTCTGCGTTATCGCATCGCATGACGACATGCACAAGAGCATGCAGGGAATGCTTCGCTCACTACCAAAGAATGCGGAGGTTTGCATCCTGCTAAATAAGCAGGGGCGCGAACATCACGTTAGCCAAGCGGTAGAGCATACTGACGAAAATCACACGATCCGCTCGCGCGAGTGGACGTACGAAAAGGGAAAATTCAGCTTTGCACAAGCTCGCAATCTATGCGGTCAGATGGCTACGAAGGAATGGATATTCTGGATGGACTGCGACGAGTACCTTTGCGAGCAGCAGCACGAAGGCATAGCAGAAGCAACGCAACGGCACGGCGGCGGCGTAGGTGGTTTTATGGCAGGGCAAGCGTCGCTGTCATGCTACAAAAAGCTGATCGGCGAAGCAAACGAAAACGAATACTTTAACATCGGGCAATTGCGGATGTACCGTAACACTCCAGAATTCTACTGGGAAGGTTACGCACACGAGCAGATTGCACACACCATTCGCGGCGCTGGTTACAGCATCGTGGATACAACTATCACAATCGCACACAATGGTTACAGCGGCGAAAGTGAAGTGCTCAAGAAGAAGTTAATACGCAACACTAATCTGATCGGCAGATGGTTAGCAGAGAACAACGAAGAGCACGGACTGCATACATTCTATCGCGATACATACGTGCGCGATTTAACAGCACTAATCAAAATGGAGAAATGAAATGGCACTATCTGGATTCGTGATCAATGGTGGTCGTAAGGCAGAGTTCTTTACGGTTACCGTTGGCACAACACAGACAACCTTTACATCGACAACTCCTGTCTATACTTGTGATTCGCAGATCACGTCAGACGGGGCTAACGATGACAACGGTATTCGCACATGGACGCTCGATCAAGTACAAGCAGACAAGCTGTACTGGGACTTCGTTCAGACGTACGCACCTGCTTCTACCTCATCAGCTACAACAGAAGAGTTGACGATGGAAGACGGCGAAATCATTAGCGGCACATCAGCGGGCAGCACGACACTTGCTATGCTTGTACGCGGCGCAACGATCAAAGACGGACCGGGCAACGGCAAGCGTCTTGCATGGGCTGGACTTGTTAAGGTTTCAAAGTCTTCCGGCTCTGTAAACTTTGCTGGTACTGCTTACGTTAAGCCAACTCTCACGGCTATTGCTACAAGCATCACGACGAATCTTGTTTTGCCGTCGGCTGCATTAGCATCTTATGTCGGTTCAACAGCGGTAACACCAGTTACTGTTACAATCGCAGCATCTACATATCCTTATGGCAAGATGCTTGTCGATCTCGACATCGTATAATTAAGCGTAGTAATACGCATACTGGGGGCTGGTACTGGCGATCTGTGTCCCGTCAGTTATCAGCCCCCTATTTTTAAGGACACACAATGAAACTTAACGGCATAGGAATAGACCATCTACCGGTCACGCTCCGCAATCAACAGATTTGCAAAGACTGGTATCAGCGCATAAGCAATCACATACAGCAACGAAGCGTTGAGTATATGCTCCGCACGATTGCACGATTGCGGCACGGTAGCGAAGAGTTAGCCGAGCTAATCGACGAAGTGGGCATGGTCAACAACGTAACGCTTCAGGCGCGAATTGTGGCCCTAATAGAAGCACATAAAGCGCAGCACGAATACGAGAATGAGCAGCGCAAAGCAGCAAAGCAAGCCGAGCTGGAATACGAGCCAATGACAGCGGAAGCAGCAAAGGCCATAGCAGAGCAGGAACTGAAAGACTCGCTAGTAGTGCTGCTAAAAGATAGCCCGGAGATAGGGCGTCAGATGTACTTTAACCTAGACGCTTTCCCGCAGACGATGGAGTCTATGCTGATGGGCATTGACTGCATACGCGCTACGGTCGATTATAGCAAGCTATCAGAGCAGGAATCGCAAGCTATCAAGAGCGCAAACGACAGCGAATTCTGGCAGGACGTGACGGCCTCGGAGGTGGCTCAATACGTCGATCGATTTCGCAGCTCGCACAAGCAATGAATTGTACGAAGTTTGGCGTGTCACTATGTGGAAAATTCACGATGTGAAGCTGCTAGATAAGTACGGATTCTCGCAAGAGCATCCTAATTTTACAATGGACATAGACGATAACTACACCGACACGTTACCAGCGACCGCATCATCTATGGCAATGGCTCTGCAATACGCTCCCGAATGGGGATTGAGTTACTACGAAGTAATGGATATGGCGTATGCGGAATTTTACAAGCTGGTAAACATCCAAAAAGCAATTAACTACAAGAAGCCGTGGTGGACTGGGGACATGGGCGAACAGGCATACATGTACGAGAAAGCCAGCGGCAAGCGATTAAACAAACCTCGAAGGACACACAATGAATTTTGAACCTATCCCGCTATCGGTAGCAAACGCGAAGCTCTTGCAGGAATGGCAAGGCAAGATTAGTGCATACATTGAAGAGCACGGCAAAGACCGCATCATGTCGGGCGTGTCGAAGATGTACGCAGAAGATGCAGAGTTTGCCGCACTTGTGGACAAAGCAATCAGCAATGGCGGTACGTTTACCGAGCTTGACTTGACCGAATGGGCAAAAAGCAATATGATAAAGGCAGCCGCGCTGCATCGCCAAATGCAGGAGCTACCGCACACAATGAGCGCGCTTATGCTCGGTATTGATTGCATCAAAGCGACGGCAGATAAGAGCAGGCTATCGGAACAGGACGCAGCACAGTTTGACGATGAAGGATTCTGGCATCACGTAACAATTACCGATGTGCAGAAGTATTGCAATACCCTACTTGAAATGAAGTAATGGCAGAAAAAGTTACCGTCAAAATAGATATTGATGCTAGCGACCTAAAGAAGCAGCTCGGTACTGTATTAACAGAAGCAAAAAAGTTGGACAATATCGATCCGACTATTAAGCCGAAAGTTGATGACAGCGACATTAAAGCAGCCAAAAGCGAGCTGCAAGATTTAGGCGATAAGCAGACTATAAAGCTAGACGGTAGCAAAGCAGAAGGTGTTATTGCCAACATCAAAAAAGAACTGTCCAGCGCATTTGAAGCGGCAAAAGGTGGTGACGCTGGGGGCGCAATAGAAGGATTGAGCAACGGCCTTGCCGCTGCTTTCCCATTAGCAGGCGCATTGTCTAGTGGGATGGAGATATTAAGCTCTACCGTTGGAGCAGTAGCGGGCGCATTTGGTGAAGCATTTGCAGCGGGCGCGGAGTTTGACAAGACGCTCAAGCAGCTATCGATTAGCACGGGGCTAGCGGGCGAAGATTTAGGCAAGCTAGAGACGGCAGCGGACAATGCTTTTTTGAAGGGTGTAGGGGAGAGCGCGGCGGAAGCTGCGAAGATCGTAGGTTCGCTACGTCAGACGCTAGGAGATGCGATACCACTTGATAGTTTAGATGAGGCGGCAGCGCGATCAAACCAAGTAGCGCAGGCATTAGGTACAGAGACGCCAGAGCTTGTAGGTAAGCTATCGCCGCTTATCAAGCAGTACGGCTTGAGCTTTAACGATGCGCTGAACTTGGTAGCATCTGGAGCACAGAAGGGCGTTACCGACATCGGCGGCTATTTGGATGCTATCCAAGAGTTCACGCCGAACCTCAAAGAAGCTGGATTCAGCGCAGAAGAGTTTACAGGGCTGCTAGGCAAAGCGGGCGAAGTAGGTCTCAAAGACTTTGCCAAAGTTGGCGATGGTATCAAAGAGCTGCAAAACCGTATTAAGTCGGGTGACCTGCTAACCCAATTGCAGGGCATCGGCGGCGAGACTAGCAAGCAGCTTGAGAACCTAGCACGGCAAGCGCAGAAGGGCACGCTATCAGGTAAGGAAGTGCTTACGCAATCTATCGCAGAGATTGACAAGGCATTCAAGGACGGCAAAATATCGGAGTCTTTGCGCGGTCAATTGCTCACTACCTTTGGCGGCTCCATCGCGGAAGACATTGGTAGCGAAGCGTATAGTAAGATATTCAGCGCGCCAATTGATACAGCGGCAGTTAAGAAGGCAGCACAAGAAGCGGGCAAGGTAATCGACCAAACGATACCGCCGCCAGATTTTGGGCGCATCTTTGAGCTTGCAAAGAAAGAAGTTGGGCAGGCACTCAACGAAGTATACCAAAAAGTAATTGCGCCTGTCCTTACTCCTTTGATAGATGGATTTGGGAAATTAAAAGATGTGTTTGTAAGCGCCTTTTCAGGATTAGGCCCCGGCGTTGACATACTAAAATTATATGGCGAATATCTTGGATTTTTAGCAAAGTTTGTTGTCGATCGTGTTGTTTTAGCTTTTAAGGTTTTGCTAACTGTTTGGCGTGTTTTATATGCTCCCGTACAGATACTTATTAGTGCTATTGTTAAACTTGTCAAATGGTTTGGAGATTTAACAGGTGCTACCGAGTTTCTTTCAAAAGCATGGAACTATCTCAAGTCACTTGGTGAAACTGTTTTTACAGTTATTACCAACTTGGGCGATGCAATCGTAGGGCTTGTCAACGCCGTCAGTTCTTTTGATTTAAGCAACATCGAAAATGCCTTATCTGCATTTGGCACATTGACAGAAGCAAAGAAAAAAGATGCAGACGCTACGAAGGAGCAGGCAAAGGCGCAAGAGGATGTTAACAAAGCAAACAACGGCGGGCTGACTCCAGAAGAGGCGGCAAAGCTGGCAGAAGAACAAGCGGCAGCAGCAGAGAAAAAGAAAGAACAGGAAAAGGCATACGCCGAAGCGTTAAAAGCAGCACGCGCCGAATTAAAAGCACTTACTGCGGAAGAACAGAAGCGGCAGCAAATACGCGATGCGCAGTCTATCGAGGATGAAAATAAGCGCGCAATTAAGATCATTGAGATCGAGCGTGACTTTCAAAAGAAGATATTAGATGAGCAGCTTGCGGCTATTAAGGGCAAGGGCAAGCTGGAGACAACGCAGCGCGAGATACTCAATATCCAGCTCAAAAAGTTGGAGCAGGAAAGCGCGGACGCTATTGCACAAATACGGGCAAAGCAGCGGGCCGATGAATTGGCAAAGGCACAAGAGCAGGCAAAGAAAGTAGAAGAGCTCAACGCCAAAGTTGCGGATCAGTTACTAGCACGATTGCAGGCACGCTTTGCGGGCGGTGACAACTCGCTTGCTACGGCTGTACTCAACGCACAAAGATCAGCTATTGAGCGTGGACTCACGGCAACGGTAGATGCTATCATTGCATCTACTCCAGAGTATGCGGCTGCTATTGCAAAGATTAACAAAGAGATAGAGCAGGGCTTGCTAAATCCTGCCGATTATGCAGAGCGTACAAATAAAGTACGCGCAGAGATACTTGCACGATTGCAGTCGCTACCATCCGATACTAAAGATGTGTACGCATTACAGATTCGCGGCGCGTACCAGCAAAGCGCGGATGAGATTGCGAAGGGAACGGCTGACATTGTAGCGCAGATCAGGCAGCAACAAGTAAAGCAGGCGGGAGAGATATTTGCGGACTCATTGCGTGGCATCGGTGAAGCTCTGCGCTCGGTAGATTTTGCGACTATCTACGGCGAAGCTGCGGACAAGGCAGCGGCGTTGAATGAAGAGCAAGAAAAGCTAATCGAGAACTTGCAGGATGGTACGGCAACGTATCAAGATTCGGTAGATCAGCTTGCGAACTTGCAGGCACAACAGGAACAGACGGCAAGTGCGACGGCTACGGCTATCTCGCAGGCATTCCAAGCTATCGCAGATCAGCAGGCAAAGGCAGCGCAGGACGGTATCAATACGGTCAACGCTGCACTAGAACGTAGAAAAGAGATAGCCAAACAAGAGATCGACCTTGAAAAAGACAAGGCAGATCAGTTGAAAGCTCTGCAAGATCAGGGTATCAAAGACAAGGAAGTTTACGAGGCAGCACTCAAGGCCATAGAAGATAAGTACACGCAGGATCGCGCCAATCTTAAGAAGGAAGATGAGAAGTTAGCCAAAGAATCAGCGGAAGTACAGGATGCTGCACTCAATCAGATAGCCGTATCTGCGGGTGCTGCTTTTGCATCTCTTGTAGCGGGCGGTGAAAGCGCAGGGGAGGCACTTAAGAAGGTAGTCGGATCGACTGTTAGCGCATTGCTTGACTTGTATACGCCGTCTATTGTGGCATTGTTTAGCTCGGTTATCCCTCCACCATTCGGACAAATCGCGGGATTGGCAGCCGTGCAAGCATTGAAGGCATTATTGCAGTCCGCATTGTCTGGCTTTGAAGAAGGCGGTTACACGGGCAACGGCGGCACAAAGCAAGTAGCGGGCGTAGTACACGGGCAAGAGTTCGTAATGACTGCCGATACAACACGCAAGAACAGGGCGCTGCTTGAGCACCTGCATAGCGGCAAATCGCTTGAGTCATTCCCTGCTTTGCAGAAAATGCTTGCAGATAATCAGATTAGCACGATACCAGTAACTGAATTGCAGCTTATGCGCTCGGAATTGTCCGCTATTCGGCAGCGTCTGGACTCAATGCCGAATGGGATACAGGGCAACATGGGAGTTGATGTGCAAGTAGGCATGGACACGTACCTTTACGAGCGCGATCGCTCACGAATGATTGCAAGAAAGTTGAGAGGATAATATGCCAGCAAAGAGTAACTGGACAATGACGCTATACGGAAGCAATACGGACACGGCAACAATACCGGCAACCGTGGATGCTACTTATGGTGGTGCTCTAATGTTGATTTCATCGCTTACAACAGCGACAAACAAGAGCGTTTACATACTTGCGCCGCAATTCGATTATGTGTTCAATACAGGCACGCTAGAAGATGTCAGCGGAACCGTCATAGGATTCACGACGCGGCGTATACAGTTTCAAATTGAGACCTATCCGTTTAGTTACAACGCAACGAGCGTATCGCTAGAACAGGATATGGAGGACATGATCACGCTATTGAACATTATTCGAGATTTCAAGTTCTTGTACCTTCGCGTAGATGGTGGTTCGCGGGCATATCCAGCGGCAACGTATGTCTATCCTGTGACATTGACGTCTAATAACACGGCAATCAATAAGCAATTTGGTAACCGCACACTAACGCTCACGTTTGAGCATAGGAAGCGCAGCTAATGGCACACTATCGCATTGCTCGCACTATGCCGAACGGATGGCAAGTGCGGCTGGACATGATAAGCTACGACGGGGCATTTGGTGACACGATCGTACCGTTGCCAGAAGTGGTACTGCTTGAAATGGGCGCACTAACAGCAGAGTTTGATTCGCTGCCGTATGGCCTTATGAATCCTGCTACGTTCTCATTTAGGCTTATATGGGATCAGCTACCAAGTGGCGCTGGTTCTATACAGGAATATATTGAACAAGGTTACGACGAGACAAGCCCCGGAATATACACTCGCAATACGTGGTATCTCTATACAGACAGAGGTACAAGCGGCACAACTTGGACGCTTGAGTTTGCAGGATGTGAAGACAACGTAGAAGCACTAGAATTGCAGCCGCTCGATAACGGCTTTTTCTCATACAACGTAGAGCTTGTAGACATCGCGTATTACTGGCTTAAAACGAAGAGCGGCTATGACATCTTTAACGGCATAGGAACGCTGGTAGATTCTGAACAAAATGCATGGCAAATAAAGCTAGTTGGCTCTGGCTTGTTTGAAC